GTACATGAAGCATTAAACGGGATCATGTGGTTTTACCGTTGTGGTACTGATAAAACGGCGAGTTCTGATACAGAAGGAAGTACTTCTGAAAAGAGCCCGCCGTTTTCTTATGAACATGATGCCGGATATATTTACGCTGCGTTTTTAGAAACATACCATATCGACCTGACAAAGAACAGACTTCATTGGTGGCAGTTTCGAGCCTTATTTTTGGGATTGCCGGAAACCGTGCTTTTCTGCAAAATCATGGGATATCGCACGATGGAGATTCCGGCCAAAATGCCAAAAGCACAGAAAAAATTCTATCAGCGGATGAAGAGGATATATAAAATCCCGGAATCGGCTGAAAAAATGAGGCTTGAGAAGGAAATGGAAGCCATCCTTGCAAACGGGGGTGACATTTCACAGCTTATCAAGTGAGGTTCTTTAAATGGCAAATAATGACGGGACATTAAAATTTGATACCAAGATCGACAGTACGGGCTTTGCAAGAGGAGTACAAAGCATTGGCTCAAGCACAACGAAAATATTAGGGGGTGTTGCAACCGGTATAACAGCCCTGGGCGGTGCGGCAATCAAGGTCGGTTCAGACTTTGAGGCTGGGATGTCACAGGTACAGGCGATTTCCGGTGCATCCGGCGAAGACCTGGAAAAATTAAAAGAAAAAGCTAAAGAAATGGGAGCTTCCACAAAATTCAGTGCGACTGAATCAGCGGAAGCTCTTAATTATATGGCGATGGCCGGATGGAAAACGGAGGATATGCTGGGCGGCATTGAAGGTATTATGAATCTTGCCGCGGCGTCAGGGGAAGATTTGGCGGCTACTTCCGATATTGTGACGGATGCTATGACTGCATTCGGCTTAGCAGCAGATGGAACATCAAAGGTGATGGAAAATGGAATTCTTAAAGATGTTCCAAATGCGACTCATTTTGCAGATATTCTTGCAGCGGCATCTTCTAATGCAAATACCAATGTAGGCATGATGGGGGAAACGTTTAAATATGTTGCACCCTTAGCGGGTTCATTGGGGTACTCCGCGGAAGATACTGCAACTGCCATTGGATTAATGGCAAATGCGGGTATAAAAGGCTCACAGGCGGGTACTTCTTTACGCTCCATTATGACAAGGCTTGCAAAGCCCACAAAAGAATCTCAGATGGCGATGGACGCGCTTGGTTTGTCCATAACGGACAGTTCGGGGAAAATGAAGCCGTTGTCTGAAATTGTTGGCGATATGCGTCAGGGATTTGCCGGATTGACCGAAGATGAAAAGGCGACCTATGCCGCTATGCTTGGCGGTCAGGAAGCGATGTCGGGATTGCTTGCAATTGTTAATGCGTCGGATGCCGACTTTGAGAAACTTTCCGGTGCAATTAATAATTGTAACGGTTCCGCTGCTGAAATGGCCGAAATCATGCAAGATAACTTACCGGGTCAGATTACAAATCTTCAATCTAAACTGGAAGGTCTGGGCGTTTCCCTGTATGAGACAATGCAGGATACGGCAAAAGATGTTGTAAAAGAAGCACAGGGAATGGTACAGCAGCTTCAGGATGCTTTTAATGAAGGTGGCTTTGAAGGGCTGGTTAGTTCTTTCGGTAATGTACTTGCACAGATTGTCCAGCGCATAGCGGAAGCAGCGCCTACGGTAATAGATTCTGCCGTGAACCTGGTCATGTCATTTTGCGATGGTTTAAGGAGTGCGCCGGGCATAGGCGAATCGGGTGCCAGTCTGATTACTGCAATCGTTACGGGCCTGATGGTCTGTGTAGATGAAATATGGTCCACAGCGATTGTTCTGGTGGGAAAACTGGCAGAAGGAATTGCGGCGGGCGCCCCGCAGATGATTCAGGCGGCGTCAGGTGCTCTGCTGAATGTCATGGAATGTATTGTTGACTGGCTGCCGGATATCTTACAGGCGGGTGCTGATATTATCGTGGCACTGGTGGAAGGAATCGCGGGTGCAGTACCGACGCTGATCTATCAGGCAGCAGTCATTATTACAGAAATGGCCATGGCGCTGATTGAAAACATTCCGGCGCTGATAGATGCTGCGATAGAGCTGGTTAAGGGGCTGGTACAGGGACTGATAGATGGGATGCCTGTTTTACTGGAGGGTTCTATTCAGGCATTTATGGCAATCGTGGAGGCTCTGCCAGAGGTCATTGAACAACTGTTACAGGCATTACCTGACCTGATAACGGCAGTCATCGACTTTTTTACACAGAACATACCGATGATTATTGACGGCTCTATACGGCTGTTAATGGGCATCATACAGGCTATTCCGGCTATTGTACAGGCGATAGTGGACAATTTCCCACAGATAATACTTGCGATTGTTAATGGCTTGCTGAACGGCCTGGGCGAGTTGTGGAATACGGCATGCGGGGTCGGTATAGAAATTGTTGATGGAATTGGAGCGCCGCTTTCTGGATTAGCAGATAAAGTTTGGATATGGCTTGCTGAAACGGTCAATAAAATCGCGTTGTGGGGAAATGAGATGCTCACGGCAGCGGATGAAGCCGTAAATAGCGTTATCAACAGCATTATAAACTTTTTCGCCGGACTTCCGGAACAGATTGCGTACTGGCTGGGCTATGTGCTTGGCACTATGCTTAAATGGGGTGTAGAGCTTCTAAACTGGGTTATTACAGAAGTACCACAAATTATTGATAGCATAGTTACCCTTTTTTCCGAATTACCGGGTAAGGTATGGACATGGCTTGTGAATACGGTGACAAAAGTAGTCCAGTGGGGACAGCAGATGTTTGTCACGGCTACAAATGCAGTTCAGACGACAATATCAAATATTATTTCCCTGATTTCACAACTGCCGAGTAAGGTGTGGACATGGCTTGTCAATGTGGTAACAAAGGTTATCCAGTGGGGTCCGCAGATGTTGACTGCGGCTAAGACCGCTATCAGCAATATGATTTCAAGCGTTATCTCCCTGTTGTCGGAACTTCCCGGAAAAGTAGTCAGCGAGCTTGAAAAAGTAACTTCCGGGATGGTTGAGTGGGGACTGGAAATTGTCGGCAAGATGACGGAAGTCGGAAAAAATATCGTAGAAGGCATATGGAATGGTATTTCGAATGGCTGGGACTGGCTTGTGGACAGTGTAAAAGGCCTTGCGGACAGTCTTTTGCAAGGGGCAAAAGATGCACTGGGGATTCATTCACCGTCAAAACGATTTCGTGATGAGTTCGGGCGCTGGCTGATGCCTGGTACGATGGAAGGTGTTAAGAGATCCATGCCGCAGACGTTGCGGGATATGAAAGAACAAGCTGGAGAACTGCTTGCGGCGATGAAGGGGACAGTAGATGCTTCCATGAATGAGATTGCATGGAATGTGTCCGGAGCTGCTGGGGCGTTACTGCTTACAACTGCTGGAACGACTGTATATAACGATAACAGCATGAAACAGGAAAACAACTATCATGTGCCGGTAGCGTCACCAGCAGAAACAAATAAGGCACAGAGGGAAGCATTCAGAAAATTTGCCGGGGGTGTGAAGTAATGACCGTGAACACGCTGAAAATTGTACTGACCTGTAACGGAAGAATGCTGGCGATGGGGCCGGGTGAGGATATGGATATTGTTAAAATATCCGGCCTTGAATCGGCCCAGAATGAGATAAGCACGTCAGATAATGCGCTTGTGGATGGCGTATCGGTCGATGGTAAAAAGATAAGCGGACGCAGTATTCATATAGAAGCCCGTTTCAGAAATGCCCGGAATAACCCGGAAAACCGTGCCGCAGTAATAAAATTTTTCAATCCAAAATATACCGGGAAAGCCCTGATTACAAATATGGGGATTTCCCGAAATATTGAATATGAGCTGGAAGGATGGACATTTGCGGCACAGACGAACCTCGATACAAGGCTCGGAATTATTGCGGACCTTATGTGCCCGGATCCTTACATGCTGAATGTTGATAATTTTGGCAAAAATATGGCACATTATACGGCACAGTTTCATTTTCCGTGGCAAAGCCTAAAAAGGCGCGTTGAGAATAAAATGCAATATCCGGCAGAAGCGCGGGGATTATTACTGGGCGGCATGATTACCGGGTACAGGACTTTGAGAAAAGAGGTTGTGCTGGCAAATGATGGTGACATTGCGACAGGAATACAGATTCAGTTTGTAGCAAAGCGTGGAAGCGTGAAAAATCCCCGGATAACAAATGTGGGGACGGGGCAGTTCATGCGGGTATACTGCGATATGGCGGCCGGGGATATCCTCCTGATTGATACAGACCCAAGACATCAGGTGATTGAACTAAACGGTATGAACTTCTACCATCATATAGACCGGAAATCCGAGCCCTTTGAGCTGGAAGTTGGAGATAATTATCTGGAATATGATGCGGATGATAATTATACGAATCTCGATGTAAATTTGTATTATCGGCCGAAATATCTGGGGGTGTGAGATGCAGTTTATTATATTCGATAAAGAATTTCAGACGATTGGTTCAATTAAAATTTTTAATACGCTGATATGGTATCGCAGATATTACAGTCCGGGTATGTTTGAACTTCATGTTCCGGCAGAGTATTTTGACCTGATTAACAGCGGCAGATACTTGTACAGGAATGACCGGACAGAGCTTGGCGTAATTCGTGAAGTTAATTTCATGCGTGGGGAAAAAGGTGATAAAACGGCATACTGCAAAGGATATTTTGCAGAGCATTTGCTGGACAATAATATTATATTACCTACGTTTAATAAAACAGGTTTGCCGGGAAAGATTGCCCGGTCGGTAGTCGAATCCTACATTATTAATCCGGCGGATGCTGGCAGAAAAATTAGTCACATACAGCTGGGGCAGCCAGAAAATGGAGGAAACTCGGTTACGCTGCAGAATACTGGAGATTATGTCGGAGATCGTCTGTATGATTTGCTGAAAACACAGGAAATGTCACATCGGCTTGTATTTGATTATCTTGAAAATACCCTGACATATGAGGTCTGGAAAGGGCTTGACCGTAGGGATACGCAGACAGAAAACAGTTGGGCTATTTTTTCGGACAGTTTCAGGA